AACTGGAAAACAGCATAATGGCTAAAGACGCATACAACAACGATTCACCATCTGGTTCGCAATATGCAGCGGGGGTACTATCCAAACAAGCCGATAAGGTTTTAAAGTGTTGGAAGTACAGCAGAGATTCATTCGAAGTAGCAAGAAAAGACTCTGAAAGGGCTGTCAGGTACGTTAATGGAGATTCTTACACTTCTGACGAAAGAACTAACGCTACCAAATATAAAAAACCATTACTTAAATACAATATAATAACACCGATAATCAGCACACTCGTCGGTAATGAACAATTAAACCGCAAAACAGCAAAATTTAAACCGACAACAGTGGAATCTGTAGGAGTTACAGATATTCTACAAGGCAGATGGAATGCAATTATTGACGAGCAAGACCTTGAAGATAAACTGCAAATCGCATTTATAGATGCATTATCCACAAAGCTGGGAGGCTGGATTCAACGGAGTTGGGAAATAAATGAAGAAGGTTATCTGGATTTTAAATACGATGTACTGAATAATTTTCGTGTTTATGTAGACCCGGAAACAAGGGCAAATGATTATGCTTTAACACACTGCCGCTGGCTTGTCAAGGAAGGCTGGGAGTCTTTAGGCGTTATCAGCGAACAATACAGTATTGACCCATACGACATGAAAGTTGAAAGGTCAAAGGCATGGTATCAGTCACTATCTGAAACTGTTCGTAGAATGACAGATAAGACCTATTCTTCGAATCTTGAGAATTATGATAAAATAAATGACCGCTACAGAGTCCTTGAGATGCAGGAGCGTGTCGTGATTAAAATGGTAAATGTTTTCGATGGTAACGATTACATGGTAATGCCACGAAAAGAGTTTAAAAAACTTGAAAAGGATAACCCAAGTCTAATGGTTGTCAGGGAATTTAATAAAGACCAGATTCATACAACGACCATTATCCCTTATTTCAAAAATTTAATTGTCAAAGACGAAGACATGGAACAGCCAACGTCTAATTTTGATTGTTTTCCCGTCTGGAGTTATAGTTACAACGTCCAAATAAATGAACAAACATCACTGGTTGACCACCTTCTTGATATTCAGGACGATGTGAATAAAGCTAAATCCCAAGTCAGGGACTATGTAACACAGATACTGTCGGGCGGTGTTTTTATTGATAAGCGTGAAAAAGAAACAATTAAGGCTTTGAAGGAGAAAGGAAACCAGCCAAACATGGTTTATGAGTTGAACAACCCTTCCATTGTACCTCAAAGACTTTCTCCTTCATCTTTGCCGCCAGACATTATGCTGAATGCGGAAAACAGTGTGGCATTTGCACAACGGGTATCTCTGGTATCTGAAGCTATGAAAGGCGAAACAGCCCGTAGTGGAGAGTCTGGAGTTCTGTTTGAACAGAAAGTTCAGAGAGCTGCTGCTGCAATTAACCCGTACTTTAAAAATTTAAGTCGCTTAAGAAAGGTTTTAGCAAAAGATTTTGTGGATAATTTTAATTACGTTTATTCTGAGATGGATAGAGTTATCCGAGTGAAAGAAGAAGGTAAATTTAACGAAACAATTATGAATCTAAGCGTTGGGGCGCAGGTATTTAACGATGTGAGAAATCCATCGCTCTATGTAGAACTTGATGAAGGCGAAAGTAACATCACCCAGAAAGAAGATAATTTTAACCGTATGGTTGCAATGGCGAATCTGATTGGTTCAATCAATCCGCAACTCGTTGATATTAGAACACTTGTAGAAAATGCCCCAATTGTGGGTTCAGATAAATTTGTCGAATACATTGACCAGACTATGCAGATGCAGTCAGAAGCTGCACAACGTCAGTCAGAGCTGGATACAACTAAACAGACTCTCGACAATATGAAAACAGAACGTGGTATGGTGACAGATGAAGAAAAATTAAGATTAGATGCTCAGAAAATTGGGCAGGGTAAATCCGGGTAATAATTAACAAGGGGCAGATATGGCTAAATACAAACAGAAAGCAATGACCAAAAAGTCGTCAGGTGTCAAATTAAAACCTTATGCAAAGGTTTTGAAGAAAAAGCCGAAGAAACCGTATACGTATAAAGCTGGTGACGAGAAACCAAAAGACATGAGTGAAGAAGAATATGAAAAGGTTAGGCGAAATAGTCACAAACTATATGAAAGAGTGTGGTCTAAGAAGAAGAACAGACCTATTATGAGAATAAAGCACTCAATGGGTCGTACTGATATTAGAAGACCAAAGGAGACAAAAATTAACCCACTGAGTTTGGGTAAAAGGAAAAAGAATAAATAATGCCTTTCAATAATATTATAGATATACCTATTATTCGACCTGATAAAGTTGTTGAAAATGATTATGATGATAAAATTACATACACAAGGCAAGATGCTTTAAGAAATGTATATAGAGCAAAGAGAAGTAATATAATCAATAAAGGAAAGAAAAATGGCAGAAAACCAAAATAGCGAAGTGCAGGTAGACCCTGCTCTTACACAAGAGCTTCAGCAACTTGAAGATAAATTTGAACCGAAGACAAATGAACAGGAAGCAACCGAGCCTTCTGTAAAACTTATTGAAAAAGACGGTGAGCTGTATATCAACAGCGAATCAGATGATGTTGTGAATGATGCAGACCCTGAAGAGGGAGAATCGAGTCAAGAATTAACACAATCGGATGAATACACCACCGATGGGAATAAACCATCACCGTTCCATGACAAATCGAAGGATGACCTTGTTGATATGGTAGTCAACGCCCAAAAGATGATTGGCGACCAGTCCAACGAAATTGGTGAACTTCGAAAGTTAACGGCTGAAGACGAAGATTTGTCTGAAGTTGAACTTTTGGAACGACTCTCTGCTAACGATGTTCAGGATGCCCTTTCTACGGAAAAGGCTAAATTGGATGAAATTGACCCTTATGATGTAGATGCTGTTTCCGAACAGCGTTCAGTTATAAGAGAAATAGAAAACGACCTGATTAATAAACGGACGCAGGAACATCTCGAATCACGGCTGAATGGTCGTGATAATGAAACATTTGTTTCTACAATGAAACAACGGTTTAATACAGACGGGATTGAGGTATCTGATGATGAGTTTACTGCTGTCAGTGAGCGAGCGAAGGGATACACTGAAAATGGGCTGTTAACCGAAAGTGCCTACCACAAAGCTATGATTGATGAGTTTGGGGTAGAGAAGGTAGCCAAAAACTACCAGATGTCAGGAGAGCGTAAAGCCAGACAAGACATTCAAAATGCTTCAGCCAAGCAAGTTGAAAAGGTCGATGTTCGTGGTACAGGCAAAAACGCTAAACTTGTTCGTGTCGCTGACATGAACAGGAAAGAACTCCAAAGCACTCTCGACAATCTTTCAGTGGATGAACTTCAGAAGCTCTATGGACGGCTTAATAATTAACTAAAAACACAGGAGATTAACAAATGGAATCTACACAAAGTTGGATTGCAAATGTTGAAATTCTAAACTCTCTGCTCCGCAAAGAAAGTTGGTTTAATACTTTCTGGGCTAAGTTCTCTGGTAATGTGGACATCTCACAGGACGATAACGGCAACCCCGTTTACACTCCTTCTGGGAATCCCATTGAAGTTCTGAACGACTATGTCGCTCAGGGTCGGGACAATATGCTCATCCCTTTCCTTTCTGATTTATCTGGTTCACCCGTATATGGTGATACAGTTCTGAAAGGCACAGGTGAAGACCAAGCTATGAAGTGGCTGCGTGCGTACTGTAATCAGTCTCGTAAAGCGGTTATGAAAAAGTCTGGTTCTATGAGCGAACAACGCCAAAAAGTCTTTAAACTGATGGACGAAGCGAGACCACAACTTGCACGATGGTTTACCAAATGGGAAAATCAAGCGGTATTTCAAACCTTCTACGAAGGTGTATCGCCTAATCTTTCCGCTGGTACAACATCTGACGGTCTTGGACTTGCTCGCAGATACCACCCAAACTGGTACATTAACGACGGTGCTGTATTAACGGCTGTCGGTACGGAAAAATACACGAAGACCAATGCAAACCTTGATGGTGCGATTGGTATGACTGCTTCCGCAGATGCTACTTGTGATACGGCTATGACCGCTGATATTTTACGAGAACTGCGTGTTAAATGTATGTCTCTTAAAATTCCTCAAATGGAAACTGCTGATGGTAAAAGATTCTGGTGCATCGTTATGCACCCAGCTCAGCTTGCTTCATTGCAAAATGATTCTGATTACGAATCTGCACAAAGATACGCCTTTATGGGTTCTGGTGCTGCTAAGATGCCTGAACTTCATGGGATGGCTGGTTATTATGCTGGTTTCTGTATATTTGAAGATATTGTCGGAATCCGTGAATGGGACGAATCTGGTTACTTTTTTGGTTCAACCACATCTGCCCGTTTTGACGATTCATCCGTAACATTGGCTTCAGGTACTGCAAGAGTTCGTAATGCGATTGTATTCGGTAAGAATTCAGTTGGTAAAGCTGTCGCTGAAGACCTTCACTTCACTTCTGAAGTGGATGACCATGCGAACACTATCGAACTTGGTGGTGCTGTAATCAACGGTTACAACCGTGCAGACTTTTTTGCTGAAACTGATGCTCTTGAGTCAAGTGGCGATGCGTTCTACAAGAACCAATCTGCTGCTCACGACGCTGATGCATTGTCTTGTGTTAACCAAAGTTCGCTTATTTTAGCGACTCGTGATTAACAGGAGATAAATAATGGCTAAATCAAGCATAGCAAATTGGAGAGCTTCTGGTGGTGCGTTAGACATATCCGCTACTCATAGTGGAAATGGCACAGTGCCTGAATGTGTAGCACAGGATGGAATGATTATTTGTGACTTTACAGCTCTTGGTAGCGGTGAAACTGTCACAATAAACACTCCGTTTAAATTCACCGTTATTGATGTTGTAATGGTTGTTGGAAATGGCGAAAACGTCACTTCAAAAACACTAACCGTCAAAAACGATAGCACAGCTCTGTCAAGCGCATTGTCAATGGCAACCGATAAAGCAAGGGTGGCAACTGCTACTCTTGATGAAGACCAAGCGGTCTTTTCTGTCGGTGACGACGACCTTGTTCTTGCATCATCTGCTCATGGAGATGGCGGTGGAACAGTCTACATTTCATACAGATAACAATCAAAAATTGGGGAGGTAATAGCCCCATATAAAGATTGACTTAAATAGCGATGTTTAAGTATGTTTGGGGGGGCTAAAAAGCCCCCCTAATCATTTAACAGAGTGTTCACGGTCTACCAGACCTTTAAACTCGACTCAAGGAGTGAATAAATGGCAAATATTAATAAATCTTCCAAACTACACAATTATTCTGTTCAAGAGTCAGGTAATTTAGGATTGGGGCAAGTCGGTTCAGCCGTTTTAGACGGTGGTGAGTCTGGCGCAAGCCTTGGTACGGTAGTAGCAGTCACAATGCTTGAAGATACTACTTTTACTACGCTTACTCAATCAGATGCTTCTATCACAGGCACAGGAACATCTACACACGGAAACTCTATTGTAAATACAGATGTATTTCCAGCTGGAGTAACAATTTACGGCAGATGGACTGCGGTTACTGTGAATGCTGGTCTTTGCATTATATATTTAACATAGATTCATGCTTGGATTAGGCATATCTCTTGCCAGAGGTGCGTTTGCGAGTATAATTACTTATGTGAAGGATGGCTTAAAGCTATTCTATAACTTTACAGAGCATCAAGACAACCCAATCTCCCACGCATCCGCAGGCTCTACTTCGTTTGATGGGACAGATGATTATATATCCATAGCAGATGCAGATAATTTATCATTCGGTGATGGCTCTACTGATTCAGCCTTCAGTATATCTGCTTGGGTAAAGATGGATGATGCAACAAATTTTACAATTTTAAATAAAGGTGTGTATAATACAGATGCCGAGTGGAATTTTAGAACAAATGCATCTGATAAATTAGTTCTTGCTTTATATGACGAAAGTGTGAGTAGTACGCACGAAAGTATAGTGTCTGATTCTGCTATTACAACTCACGAAGGAAGTTGGATTCATATAGTTGGTACATATAATGGAGTGGGGGGGGCAAGTGCGAATGGGGGATTAAAATTATATCTTAATGGAATATCCTTAGATAGTACAGCCTCTGATGCTGGTACTTATGTTGCTATGGAGAATCTTGCTGGAGATGTGTATATAGGAAAGATGGATTCCAATTATGCTGATGGCTCAATAGCCAACGTAGGAATATGGAGTCGTGCCTTATCCGCTTCAGAAGTACAGGGTATAATGTATAAGCAGTATAGCGATTTGGGTAGTGTAGAGAAAACCAATTTAGTGTCTTGGTGGGGGCTTGATGAAGATTATACAGATAGTCACGGAAGTAATGATGGTACGAATAGTGGCAGTACACTTACCAATAGTGTATATGGAGACAACGCCCCACAGATTCCGAGAATTTTAGATGTAGCAACTCCGAAACAAGCCGTGCAGTTGGCTGATGGGAGTACCAGTTTCGATGGGACAGATGATTATATAGATTGTGGTGCAGATTCATCTTTGGATAATATTTTTGATGGCGGTGGGACTATATCTGCTTGGATATACACTTTGAGTCTTGGTGGAAATAATGCTGGTAGAATATTTGACACTATGGATACAGACGGATGGGCTTTGTACGTACTTGATGAATCCAGCGGTGCTGTTAAAATTAAATTACATCAAGATTTTAGTACGACAAATGGCAAATGGACTACTACTGCGAGTGAAGTTATATTAAATGAATGGACTCATATTGCTTGTGTTTATAATTCTGACAGCGTATCAAATACACCGACAATCTATATTAATGGGTCAAGTGTTACTCTTACTATATCGTCAACCCCAGTAGGTACAAGAGATTCAGATAGTGGTGGAAATAAAAGAATCGGTGATAGAAGTCTTGGTGGAAGAACATTTGACGGCTCATTAGCCAACGTATCCATACACTCATCCGCATTAACCCAATCTCAAGTCCAAGAATTAATGTTCACCGAGAAGTATGCTGGATTGTCGGCAGATTTAAAAACCAATCTGGTATCTTGGTATGATATGGGGAGTGACCACGATGATTCTCACGGAAGTAACGATGGAACAAATAACGGTGCTACGATAAACACAGGCTACACATCATCACCACACGGAGTAGTAGACCCGATTAACTATGGCACTATCAAATCTGGTACTGCCTTATCCTTTGATGGAACGAATGATTATGTGGATTGTGGAGTAACAGACCTTCCCACGGGAGTAGAAGCAAGGACTATGATGATTTGGGTTTATCAAGACGGAGCAACTGGTGGGGATGAAGGTATCTTTGGATGGGGAGAAACTGGAGGTTCAGAGGCAGATGAAACTTTTGAATTTTATAATGACAACTCAAATGGTATTCGTGTACATTATGCTACAAATAATAGTGGAGGTACAACTGCCGTCTTAACACAACAAGTGTGGACTCATATATGTGCTACTTATGATGGCGTTACAACATCTCTCTATGTCAATGGAGTTCTCGACCATACAGATGCACATGCTTGTATTACTGTTGCCGATATGTGCTATATTGGTTCTAGAAGTTATAGTGCTACACCTGGTGAATATTTTGATGGTTCTCTTAAAAATGCAGCCATCTGGGAACGTGCATTAACTGCTACAGAAATACAGAATGTGATGTATAAGTCATATGTAGAAGTAAGTGGCAGACTTGCATCTGGGCTTGTTAGTTGGTGGGCTTTGGATGTTACAGATTTAGGGAGTGAGATGATAACTGATTCAGACAATCGGGATTTTAGTGA